TATTCGTATCCCTATTGGAGACTGAAATCAAATATCCGATTCTACAAGGGGGTATTTTGCCTTTTTGGACACCCTCATTTTATAATCTTATTTCCGTATCTGAATTTCCGGTTTTGCCTGAACTTTGTGGTAAGTTTGAACTGCCGTATTATCCGTGTAGCTAAATTTATAGCTCAGTACAAACTCCCGAACAGCATCTTCCCGAAGCATCTTTTTAAGCGATACTTTGCAAAGCCGGGAATAGTATTCTCCGCCGGTTCCGTGCAGTAGTTTGTTTACCTTATCGATCAGATCGAATATTTCAAAGGCTTTATCTTCCCGATCCCGGGGTAAGACGGGAGTAACTCCGTGATACCTGATATCCGCGATTGTAATATTAACGACGGCTTCCGCTTGCTGGGATCTCATTCCTGCAGCGGAAAAATCCACATTTCCGAGATCGATCAGGGCACACGGCCAGTCAACGGGCGGTTGTTCAAAATTGAGTTGTCCCCAGTCTTCCCCGATATACCGGAACTCCGGGATAGTTTGCAGGCGTTGCTGAATATCTTTAAATACTTCTTTCATGGTGTTTAAGCGATGTTTAAATGGTGATTTAATTTTTGAAAATCTTGTCAAATTCATGGCGGATATCCTTTTCGGCACTTTTGAAAATGTCGGGGGAATAACCCAGGTATTTTCGTTGCGGCATATTTATTTTACGGCTAAATCCTCGTACCTGGTACCGCCGGCCTGTTTTCCGATGCCGTCGGGTATGGGCTTTTACATATTGCACAAACTGCCCGCCTTCATTGTGCATCCGGGCATAAGGTACCTTTGTCAGATCTACACCGACACTTACCCGGTCGGCAAGTGCTTTTGCCCTGACGTTGTTTTGTAGGTTTCCGTTACCGTATAAAATGCGCCGTCCGCGTGTCAGGTGGTTTTCGCGTTTGCGTTTTTTCCACCGGGGACGGGTCGAGCCGTTCTCAACAAATCCCTGGGCGGAAAAATTGGCATCTTTCATTTTCTCAGCTGCAGCTGCCACATACCGGGGAATCTTTTTTTGCAGCCGTCGGATCTCTTCTGATTTGCCGCGTAAATCTTCTGTCAGTTTTCTGATATCCTGCATATTGGTTTATTCAGTTTTTTGTTCTACCTTTGTAATACAGATAATGGAATGGAAACCGCAGTTCCCTGATCCGGAATGGTGAGCGACAAAAACCATTATCTTTTTTGTTTTAATAGTCCTACCCGGAATTTTTCAAAATCGTTGATATTTTTCTCCCACTTGTAGAAACTATCCACCCTGCCGTCCATGCTTACCAATAAGACGATTGGAGTGTCTTTGTAATACTTCAGGTAAACGTTGTATAATTCATTGTCAAATGTTGAACTGGCCTGTTGTGTTGCCCACACTTCGTCCGGAGTATTGAACACGTCGATGGCTTCATCAAAGTAGTCAAACCGTCCCCGTTTGAGCAGTTTTTCTTTCAGGGCGGAATCGAAACGGGCGGAGATATTGTTTTTCCGGTCTACCAGCGTGAACCCTTCCCCTTCTTTACCATAGTGGGATTCCAGGATACGCCAGTATTCCCGGTAATCATCCTCCGAACGGATTTCCTGTTTATAGCCGGACAATTTTTTCGGATGGCCGTAAATCTCTTTTACGGGCTTCATGCCGTAGTTTTTCACGGCAGAAAGCTGCAGTGCCTTAGCGTCGGCATTTGCCTGGAAGTAAGGGTGTCCGTCCTCAAATACGATGCGGGACTTCCCCACGTTATGCCTGAACGGTTTCGCCACTACTTTGCCGCCTATTCTTTGGGCGTCCTCGGAGGACGGCATGGGTGTCTTTGCCCGGCTTTCGTAATTGCCCGTCTTGTGGGCATATTCCCTTTCCGTACATTTCCGCACCGTGCAACGGCACCGCCAGCCATTAGGCGGATAATACCTGTCCCAGAAAGGATCGTCAACGGGATAAACCAAACCGTCCAGATTGCGGTGTTCCTCCCGCACATGTTCATCCCTTGCGGTTACATATTCCAGGTAAGGGTGCGTATCTTTGGTTTCCTCGAAACCGATCCAGCGGCTTCCCTGTGTTCCGGCGGCAATTACCTGTTGCCGTTCGGCATCCAGGTAGTTCAGGTTATACCGGGCATTGATTTGCCGGGCTTTGCGGCGAAAATCTCCCGGAGATACCAGTTTCCCGTTTTCGTATACGGCATCACGCAGTTCCTCCAATTCCGCAAAACACTTGGCACCGGAAAAGGCGAATATATTGTTCTGCACCCGGCTGAGCAGATTATTGTCCTCCATTGTCCATTCCGGGGAAAAGAATTTTTTTCCATACCCCTGTTCAAATCCGGCAAGCATGCTTTTTATATTGTGGAAATACACTTCTTCCAGAATCCTGTCCTTATCCCATTCCCCGGAATACAATTTATCCAGATAAGGATCTATCAGGCTGTCGCATTCTCCGGCATCCACCGTTAACCGGTAATCGGTCAAGGCATATAATTTCACAACAGCCCCGCGCTGATCAGCGGGGCTTAATCGAAAAAATCAGACGTATCGATGCGAAGGCCGACCCCTCCCGTCACTTCTTTTTTTCCTGTCACCTGGATACCGAATTTATCTTTCATCCATTCCGGATCGATATCCATATACGGCAGGGCCTCCCGTGTCATACCCCACAATTTTTCAATGTCTTCTTCCTGCTGGAGTTCATAGGTAAGCCCTTCAGGAAGGATTCCGATTTTCACCAGTGCCGGGATCACCGTTCCGTTCCAGTAACTTTCCAGTGTTTTTTTATCGGCCTGTACGATCTTATCCAATAATTTTATACTGCTTTCTTCTTTGGAACGGTTACCGTTTTTCGTATCCTGTCCGATAACGGCCCCTGTAATCAGTAGGGACATTTCCGAATTACAAAGCGATATCAGGTTGTTATACACATCCCCGTTTGTGTCCGCTCCTTTGGCAAACTCAAATGATTCCTCACGGTCGATAATAAAATAGGCGGCCGACCCCATATCGCGGAGCATGGCTTCCGCCCGGTTGAGCATTTCCGGATCCTGGGTGTCCGTCTTGATAAAGCGGGGAGGTATGCCGTATATTTCGCAAAGCTCGCTCCAGCAGGATTGCGCAAAGCGCTTAAAAAGGACGTGCGGGATAGCTTTGTTTAATAATCCGTAATTGGTACGGCTACCAAATTCCAAAAGCCATGTCCCGTATTCGCGGCAATTCCGGTAGTCAATGCCCGTAGTGTCATCCTCGCTCAATAGCAAAATGCCCTTTTCCGGAATGATGTTGTTGCGCGGTAGGGAGGTTACGCAAAGCGTATTGTTTTCGGTTGTAAGCTCAATCAGGGAATTCCCCCTGTAGTCCGCCCATAGAATTTCCCGGTCGATTTCATTTTTCCACCTTGCCGCTTTTAAAAGAGCTGTATTTTTCTCATCAATCTCACTTTCCCTTTTCAAAACGAAGGGAACAGAAAGCGAATGCTGCATTCTCAGCTCAATCTGCGAGGTCAGATGTGCATCGAGCAGGATATCCGTGTACAGGTTCTGTAATCTTGCCCTACGGGGATTTTCTACATTATCGGCAGCCCTTAACGCATTTTTCCAGGTACTGATATCCGCCCGGGTCCGGGAAATGGTTTTCGGTACAATTTTAGACACGTACCCCTCCCGGCGTTGTGTCATTTTGGATTTATCGTTTTTTACCGCCATATTTTGCCGCCTTTTTTCCCGGCGGTATATTTTATTGTTTTTCATCTTATCTTTCGTTTACGCTAAATTTAAACGGTATTTAAACGGTAGTCCTGTCAGTCGTCAAAACTATGTTTAAATTTCCGGTTACTTCCGCACCGGAGGGTTGTAACAATCTTTCCGTCTTCTTCCCGCTTCAGAGGTAAATCCGGAGCAATGCTTTTGCCGGATTCACCGACTCCGGCAACCAGTTTGAACCATTCGATGGCATTGTCATAATAGATTTTCGCTTTGTCGAAAAGGATACTGGCATTTGACAGGCGTATGATATACCACACCGCCATACTTTTGCAATGTTCAAGTACAAGTGCATTCCGTGCGTTCCCCCCGGCATTGAAAATGGCCGCCGTATCGTAACGTCCGTTCAGGTAGCTGGCCGCTTCCTGGATAGCCATCAGAATGGCCGACCGGATGACGACGTCGTCGGTGGTAATTTGCCCCAGCGTATAATTGTAGACCGCCGTTTTCAATTCTTCAATTTCGATAAACATAGCTCTCTATTTAATGTTTCTGTATTCTTCCCTGGCATCGAAACACGGGCAATGTTTTATCCATTCGAATGGCTCAATTACTCCGTTGCCATTCAGATCGGGCGAAAAATCCCGGTGTCCTTTAATGGTTGCCCGGGGATAACGTTCTTTCAATTGCTGGAGTAAAAAGCACATGGCTGCCTTTTGTTCTTCCGTCCGGTTATCGGTAGGTTTACCGTCCGGAGTGATCCCGCCGATATAACAGATATTTACCGACTTTGAATTGTATCCGGCAACACCGTTACTGGGCTTTTCTTCTGCAAGTAACCGGACGATTTCTCCGGAAGGTTTGATGATGTAATGGTATCCCGGATTTTTCCACTTCAGTATATTTTTCCAATAATCCAGGATACTCTGAACTGTTGAGTCCTGCGGGGTGGCAGAACAATGTACTACGATGTATTTAATCGTTCTCATGTTGATATAAATTAAAGGTTAAAATCTTCGGCTTTCCCGTTTCCCGTATCGGTAGGTGGTCTTTGCCCGGTAGGAAACGGTATTCAGTTTTGAAAATGCACCCTCAGCGGCGTCCGGCCCATCAACCGGCGATTCGTTGCCTTTTTCGAATTCCAGGTACTGGTCTACCAGTTCTATCTGGTCGGCGCTTTCCTTTTCGTCGATGTTGAACCACACATTCCGGCGTTCAAAGAAAGATTGTGACGCTTCGATGCGGTCATATTTGTCTCCCTTCGGACGTTTATCCGCTTTAACCGGGATGTAATATCCCCGCTGGTCGCCTTCGGTGTCAAAATCGTTTACAAATTCATCCATAGCAAAAAGCCCTTCAATCCAATAACGGACTTTCCTGCAGTTCTTTAATTCCGTACTTTCATACAGATCATAAAGCCATTGCGCCAGAACGGTCCGGGTCGCTTGCCGCAGGAAAGTGTGGATAATGTGAAATTCCCGTCCTTTCTTTCCGATCAGGATCATTCCTTTGTGACAGGCAGCCGCCTTATACGACAAATCACCGTAAAATACCAGGGCATCGTATTCTTTTAGCGGCAGCATTTTCTTCCACTGCATATCCTCCATCCGGAACACGGAACCGTCCTGAATGTGCTTGTGCATGTATTCCCGCATGAAAGAACGGTAAGGGGTGTTGTTATACTTTTCACGCCAGTAAGCTGCCGACGTTTTCTCCGGCCAGTTGGGTTCGAAAGTATTCAGATCCTTCACTGCAGTAACCGAAAGAATGCGGAATTTACATTTCTGCCTGTCTCCCCGGGCTTTATTGATCTGAACTTTAAACTGTGTTTTAAGCCGGTTGGTAATACTGTTTTTATGGAAGTTGTTATTCGCGAAAACGAGCCGTTTAACCGATCCGTCCATTTCATTGAAACATCCCATCAGGTCCTCGAAAATCCATTCCACCCCCTCACGCATCAGGCGGTCGTTATTCACATGCCGTTTATTATCTACATCATCCACAACGATATAGTCCGGCCGCTGATCCTCTTCCCGGACTCCCCGGGGATTTTGTCCGAACCCCAAAGACATAAAACGTACCCCGTCCGTGGTCAGGAATTCACCGGCCGCCCAGTCTCCCAGTTTAAAACGGCACCCGTAATCGTTAATAAGCCGTTTGTTATATTGCAGTTGTGCCTGACAGGCGGACAACAGTTTTTGTGCTTTCTTTTCGGTCTCCCCGATAAGCAGCATAAATTTTAACCTGCCGGTGTAATACAGGTATAAGGGTACCCCCATGTCGGCATGGACGGATTTCGCACCGGAACGGTAGATTTCCAGTAATTCGTAAATTTCCGTGTTCCGGATCATGTCGTCTGCGAACTGTTTGTGAAACCAGGCACATTTACATTGTACATAATTCGGGAAATAGTATTCAAACCAGCGGGTATAATCATCCTCCAGCCACCTGATACGTTTTATCTTATCGGCTATTACCTCGTTGATATTGATAAACGTTGCCTTGCTGATCCGGCGGCAATGCTCGTCATACCTGGACAGGAGCTTTTGAAATTTCTGGTCTATCGTTGCCATTGTACGGTTATTTTAAAGAATCCTGCTCGGCCCTGTAGGCGATAAATAGTTTGTGATATTCCGTGAAATCAATAGCTTTTGGGGGATCGACCCCGGCCATCCAGTTATCGAACTCCATAAATACCGAGATAACAACCGACAGGGATACTTTGCCGTCCAGATAGGTCAATGCCTTGTTGATTTTGGAAAGGGCATCCGCGTCGATTTTAGCCTTGTTCCCCTCGGAAACGGATTTCATTTCTTCCAGAAGTAGTTCCCTGATTTTTACCGGCGTGGAGATCATCCGGTCGCGTTTTGCATCCCAGTCCATTTGTTTCCGCCATTTAGACAGGGTTGCCTCCGTAATTCCCAATTGCGCAGATATGGCGGAACAAGACAGTCCCTGCTCAACAAAAAGCGATTCCGCTACGCTGTATAACTTATGTTTCGGTTGTGTTGCCATTCCTTTTTTCTGCAAAAATGGAGCGGAAAAAACAGTCATGAAAAAATAGTGTAAAGCCTTGACACTCTTTTTGAAAGCCTGTTTTTTATACTTCAATTTTGTCCTGAAAACATGAGGAAAGAAATGGAAAGATTTGTATTCAACGATGAGACAAAAAAGAATTCACACGGCTTTTACTTGCTAAATGCCGGCGGAAGATTTGAGCGTTTTAAAGCAAACCCGGTAATGTTAAACAATCACGATTTGGCACAATTAACCGGGAAATGGCTGGACTTGCAGGTAAACGGTAATCTGCTCACTGCGGAACCTGAATTCGATGAAGGAGATCCGGATGCCCTGAAGGTAAAGGGTAAGGTTGAGCGGGGGTATCTGCGTGGTGCTTCTCCCGGCATTATTATCCTGGCAGCAGAATGGCGGGAAAACCCGGCAACCAAAGAACAGGAAATTTTCGTGACGGACTGGGAACTGTTTGAAGCTTCCACGGTCAGCGTACCGTCCAACGCCGGTGCACTGACTTTACGGATCTATGACACTAACCATAATCTGGTTAATGATCAGGATGTAAAGTGTCACGTTGAAAACATTATCAGACTGGGGCTTTCCTCACCAGAATCCCAAAACACCATTAAAAATGTAAAGATGAACGACGAAATTAAACTGACAGCTGAAGCGCTGGTGGCACTTGGCATTCAGGGCACGGCTGACGCGACGGCGGTCAATGCCGCCATTGTCGCCCTGAAAGTTAAAGCGGATAACGCTGAGAAGGAAGCACGCGAACTGAAAGAAAAGGCAGAAACTAACAGAAAACAAGCCGCAGAAGAGATGGTAAATCTGGCTGTTCAGGACGGACGGATCACCGCCGATAAAAAGGAAGCTTTTATCAGGTTGGCACTGGCAGATCCGGAAACGACTAAGGTAACCCTGGACTCGATCCCGGCCAAACAGAGTTTGGCGGCAAAAATTAAAGGTCTCTCCGGTAATTCACAGGTTCCGGAAGAACGGAAAAACTGGACACTGCTACAGTGGATGAAAAACGACATGTCCGGTCTGAAAAGGCTGCAAATTGAAGCTCCGGAAGTGTATGAGCAAATCAAAAAAAATGTATAACAACAAAACGAAAAAAAGATGGCTATTGAAAGAGAGTTATGGCTTGAGATGATTAAAGAGGGAATGGTACCGGATACCTCGTTTCTCTCCCAGTCGGTAAATATGGATGAATTTGTGGAAAACAATGTGCTTCATCTCCAGGAAGCCGGCGTCGATCCGAAAGTGCTTATCGACAATGACGTGTGGCCGATACCGGTGGCAACCCGTGAGGATATTCCCCTGGAATTGCCACTACATACCTTTGATACGGAAAACACCCTTGTAAGAAACATCGAAGAGAAAGAATCTTCCTATAACAAAATGAACAGTGTGGTCCGTTCCCATAAAAAATCGTTGATCAGGCAGATATCCGCCCATGCAGCCCATAACTGGTGCCCGACAGAAAACGGGGACCTGACTCCGGTAATTGTGACTGCCGGTGAAGTGAATAAAGCCGGTCTGAAACGTATTTCCTTTGAAGATATCCTGAATATGGAAGCACGGTTCCGGGCTTTGGACGTACCGATGGATTCGCTGGTTGTCGTATTGAACTCTTTCCACCTGGCCGATTTGCAGGCGGAAGATATGAAACTGTATAAGGAGATATTGTCTTCCGGGAAGCTTTTTAATTCTAAGCTGTTTACTTTTTCCGGCTTACCTTATTTCGATACGACTACGGGAAAGAAAAAAGCTTTCGGAATTGCTGTAGGTGAAAATGACACCCAGGCATCCCTGATGTATTGCAAGGACGAAGTTTGTCTGGCCCGCGGGACTACAGATGTGTTTGCCAGATACAAAGACCCGAAAGAGCGCGGTGATATTATCGGTTACCAGCAGCGTGCAATGGCTTTACCTATCAGGGGTAAATACATCGGGGCTTTTTACAGCGGAAAATAATCTTAAATCAGGATCATGGATGTGGTACAAATCATTACCGCCCTGACCGCCTTGCTAGGTGTTGTTACTTCTGTTTTTTATGTCCGGCGTACAAAGAAAGCAGAAGTAAAAATCAAGGAAGCGGAAGCCAGGGCGAATGAGATCGAGAACCGGAAGAATGATATCGGTAACGCAGAACTGATGATCGAACTGGTCAAAAAGGCTAATGCTGAAGCCTCGGAAGTTCAGCATAGTTTAATTGAAGCTTTAAAAAAAGAAAATGGAAAATTTAAGAAATCAGTTGAGCGGCTGGAAAGGGCTTTCCGGAGTATTCACCGTTGTCCTTATCGTGACAATTGCCCTGTTTATGCAGAGTTGCAAAGCGAAGAAGGAAGTGAGCAGCACAACCATTGTCCGGACGGAAACCATACGGGAAACTGAACGTGATACGGTGGTTGAAGTACAGGCCGACTCTGCTTTAATAAATGCTTTGCTGGAGTGTGACAGTATTGGAAATGTGTTGTTGAAACAGATAACAGCATACGAAGCAGGAAAGCATGTAAAACCGCCCCGGTTGGATATCCGGGATAATGTGCTGACGGCAACGGTAAAGGTGGATTCTTTCGGAATTTTCATGACGTTCCGGGAGCGGTATGTGGAACGGACGGATTACATGGAAAGCCAGGAGAAAGAGATTGTATATGTGAACCGGCTGACGGAGTGGCAGAAGTTCCGGATACGTTTGGCGAATGTTGTGCTGGTGGTGGTCCCTGTTTATATCGTGTTTAAATGCCGGAAATCAATCTGGCAATGGATAAAGAAAATTTTATTCAGAAAATAACCGGCAAAACCAACGAGTGACTGGATGTTATTTATAAACAAAAAAATCATCGGATTATGGAAAAAGAAGAAATGGTGGAAACCAGAGGCTTGACGGAAGAGCAAGCAAAAGCAGAAGCGGTTGAAAGCGCTGAAACGTCCAAAACCCAGGAAGCGGGAAAGAAAGAGAACAAAGAACGGAAAGAAAAAACAGGGAAACAGGCAGAAAAACAGGCAGATGCCGATAAACCGGAACCCCAGAAGAAACCGGAGAAATCAAAAGCGACCAGAGATATCCCCCCATTTTTGGAGTCTTACATGAAGGCTTATCCCAAGGAAACGGCCTTTCATGTCACCAGTGACAAACAGGTATTCCTGGGAAAGGATTTGAACCTGGCACGGTTTCACCAGCGGAGCCTGAAAACCGAGGGGGAAGTACAAACCATAAAAGTGAAATGACATGGGTTTAGGAAATGTAAATATAAAACTGGAAAACGGCGCCCTGGGGCGTGTTGCCACAACGGATGACGGGGTGGCCGGGCTGATCGTGACGGGTAAAGCCGTTGCTGAAAAACTGGATCTGAACAAGGTTTACCTGTTTTCCGGAACGCGCGATCTGACCACTTACGGGATTACGGAGGAAGAAAACCCGCTGCTCTGTAAGGAAATTACAGCATTCTACGAACAGGCAGGCGACGGTGCGGAATTATATGTACTGGTGGTTAGCGAAGCAACGACGCTTACCCAAATGTGCAGTGTGGATGACGGCAGTCCCTTGAAGAAGCTGATCGATTATGCCGCCGGGCGGATCCGGCTGGTAGGTATCAACAAACTGCCCCCGGCAGAATACGAAGCCGATACGGCACAGGGTATCGACGGAGACGTAATTACGGCTGTTGCGGCTGCGCAAAATATTGCAGAGGCATACCAGGATAAAATCAATCCGTTCCGGCTGTTACTGCCGGCAATCCTGTGGAGTGGAAGTACGGAAAGCCTTTTCAAACCCCGTGAAGGGAGCTATAACCGGGTGGGGCTGGTATTGGCTGCCGACAAAATTATCGGTGAAACTGCCTCTCCCGCTGTCGCACAGGTGCTGGGCCGTGCCGCTAAGATCGCGGTAAATTATTCGGTTGCCCGTGTAAAAGACGGCACCATTGCCGCTTCCGGTTTTCTGGCCGACGGTAAAACGCCGGAGGAACACGCCGGCATGCTCGATGCGCTGCACGATGCCGGGTATATCTTTTACCGGACGTTTATCGGGAAAAACGGGTACTACCTCAATGACGACTGCATGGCTGCCCCGCTCGCGGACGATTACAGTAACCTGAACCTCGGCCGCGTGATCGACAAGGCCATCGTAATCGCTTACAGTGCATACGTGGATGAAATCCAGGACAGCATCGAGGTAGACGATAACGGGCAGCTCCCGCAGTATCTGTGCTCCTACTTCGAGGGCAATATGGAAAACGCCGTAGCAGCCAATATGCAGGAAGAAATCAGCGATTTTGAATGTTTTATCGACCCGGAACAAAACATTCTCTCTACCGGTGTTATGAACGTAAACTGTAAGATTGTCCCGAAGGGGATTTTGAAGGAAATCAATGTGACACTGGGATTCGATAATCCCGCCTTAAAAGTATAAAAATGATACATATTAACAACAAAGAATACGCCTGGGGAGATATAACGGTCGTGGTTTTCGGCCGTCCCCTCGTCGGGATCACCGGGATCGAATACAAGTCGAAAAAAGCAAAGGATGTGAAGCACGGCTGGGGACGTAATCCCAAATCCATCCAGCACGGGAAACGGGAATATGAGGGAACGCTGACCCTTATGCAAAGCGAACTGACCGCCCTGAACCGGGCAGCCCGGGCCAAGGGATACAAAGACATCCTGGATGTGGATTTCGATATTATAGTCACCTATGAGGCCGATCTGGTGGTTACGGTAGATAAAATATGCTGTGCTTCCCTTACCGAATCACCCTCCGGCATGAAGGAAGGAGACGCACAGGCTGAAATAGCGCTGCCATTCGTTGCCCTGGATGTGGAATATGACACCACTGCACTGGCATAACCGAAATTACGGGATCAGGTTTCCGGTCCCGGTTTTAAAAACCATTTAAACATTATTTAAACGATGGAAAAACTGACGAAAGAACAGGTCGAAACGCTGAAAAAAAAGCATGGTGAAGTCTTTGAAATCGAAGTGGAAGATAAGGTTTGCTATCTGAAAAAACCTACCCGTAAAGTGCTTTCGCTGGCTGCTACGGCCGGACAGCACGATCCGATGAAATACAACGAGGTGATCCTGGCGAATTGCTGGGTGGACGGGGATGAAGAAATCAAAACGGATGATGCCTATTTTCTCGGGGTGTCCGGCGTTCTGGCCGAACTGATCGAAGTAAAAAAGGCGAGCTTAAAAAAGCTGTAGCCCCGTTGGGATTAGACAGCCGGACGTGGTTGTTCGAGGGGAACGCCCTGATCCGGGCGCACCTTCACCTCGATCCCGACGAACTCACGGATGAAGAGTGGATCACGCAGGTTCACATGGCACTCTGGATCGAACACCGGTATTTTCAGCATTTAGGAAAACTTTTAGGCGGATAAATATGGCATCGACTTACGAATATATAATCAGTTTGCAGGATAAGGTATCCGGCACGATGCAGCGTATCGTCGGTGCTTCTTCCGCTACTATCGGCAAGCTGACGGCCTTGTCGGACAAGGCCAGGACATTACAGGGGGTAACGGGCGACCTTTCCGGGAGTATGTTCCAGCTAAAACAACGGATCGACCTGTTACAGCAGGAGAAAGAACTGCTGGATCCGTCCAACCTCGGCCTGATTAAACAATACAACCAGGAAATCGACAGCCTTTCAGGCCGGATTGAAAAACTGGATAATGCCGGACGGGGCGGGAAGCTGAAAGGCTATCTGGGCGAAATCGGCGGCATGATCAGGGGATTCATCAATCCTGTCACCCTGGGTGCCGCTGCCATCGGTTTTTCCGGCAAATCAGCGATGAATTTCCGTGAAGGGATGGCAAAGGTGAATATTACCGCGCAATTGGATAAAAAGGCTTTGTCTAAACTTCAAAGTGAAATTAAAAAGATTACTAAGTTAAATAAGGCGGATGTTTTAGCATCTCCAGTTGCGTTTGAGCAGATTATAAGCCAAACAGCAGATGTAAAGATGTCTTTGGACGTCTTAGACGCTGCACTGAAAGGCACTAAGGGGGGATTTGTTGATCTTTCCACTGTTGGCGGAGCATTGGCACAAACAAAGTCTATTGTGGGGGAATCGGCCAGTTCGTTGGAAATCCTGGATACGTTCTTTGCCGCGAAACGCGTCGGAGCCGGAGAGTTTAAAGATTTTGCGACTTATATGCCGGGGCTGATCGCTTCGGCGGATGCGCTCGGAGTAAAGTATAAATCGGTGGCCGGGGTGTTTGCCTACATGACCGGGAAAGGGCAGGATGCTGCCCGGGCCTCTGTCCTGATGGGGAATATGTTTTCCGCCTTGTCGAGATCCGATATTACAAAAAATCTGGATAAAGCCGGGGTGAAGATTTTCGATGCCCAGGGTAAAATTCGCGATTTTGTAGATATTTTCCGCGACCTCGGCGGCGTGATGGCGGGCATGAGTGACCAGCAGAAAACCGGCTTTCTGGAGAAAGTCGGGATTGTCGATAAAGAAGCGAAAGCGGCCTTTGCCATTATGGGCTCTGACCTCGATAAACTAACTGAATCCATGCAGGCGACTGCCAACGCTACCGGAGAAACCAATGCTGCGTTGGAATTTTCAAAGAATCCGATTCAGACGGCAACGGAACTCTGGAACCAGTTTAAAGGGATTGGTTTGCAGGTGGGTGATTTGCTGCTCCCGGTTATCTGCGGCGGGTTGTCCGTTTTGGGACATGTACTCTCCGGAGTGTCGGCTGTCCTTGACGGGGTAATATCGTTTTTTTCCGGGTGGGTAAGTTACCTTCAGGAAGGCAACCCGTTGGTGTGGGGATTGACGGCAGCATTGGGAGCCTTGACGGTGGCCCTGATCGCATACGAAATGTGGACCAACCGGGCAGCAATCGCGACGAAAGCAAAAGCGGTATGGGACGGGATTGTGGCGGCAGCCACCAGAGGGTGGACAACAGTACAATGGGCCTTGAATGCTTCCCTGTACGCCTGTCCGCTGGTGTGGATCGTAGCCCTGGTTGTCGGCCTGATTGCCGCCATCGTGGCCTGTTGTACAAAGGTACAGGGTTGGGGGAAACAATGGGACGTAATCGTACAGTTTGTAAAAAACGTCTGGGAACTGTTTGTTGAAACGTTTAAATTCCATTGGAATGTACTTACCAATGGCTTTATGCTGGGGCTCGATAAGATCAAACTGGGATGGTATAAGTTTAAAGAGGCTGTCGGTTTGGGGGATTCTGCGGAAAACCAGGCGATGATCGCACGGATAAATACCGATGTGGAGAACCGCAAACAGGCGATTATCGACGGAGCGAACAGGGTGAAAGAACTGGCCCGTAAAACGGCAGATTCTCTCTCCTGGGAATTATCCTGGAAAAAGGATGAAGCAACCGGAGAAAACAAACCGGCTCCCGGAACGGAAGCAAAGCCGGGTGAGCTGCCGAAAGCCGGGATACCTGATTTCGATTCCCTGATGAAAAAAATGGGGAAATCCAGCGGTCAGAAGTCCGGAAAAGAAGTAATTGACCTGAATGAGGCGGTAACCAACAACAAAGGGGATACGGCATATTCAGCCATCGCTTCCCGGCTGACAATGGTAAAAATGCCGCCAGCAGCAGTGTCTCCCGTACAGGTTATACCCCCTGCTCCCGGTACTCCGGTGAATAATATTAACGTTCCGGGAGCCGCCGCCCCGGTCGTGAATGTAGATAATACCGATTACACAGGCAAGGATAAGACAGAGGTATTACAAGGTATTGCGGAAAATGTGTCCGGAATCCGTTCAATACTCGGCGGTGGTCTGGCGGTTCCGGCTTCCCAGGAAGGCCGAATCTTTCCGGATATCCCTGAACCTTCCCCGGACCCCGCTAACCAACCGGAAACCGGCAGGAACAAAACGGTTTACCTGCGCGGAATCTATGACAGTGTTATCCGGTTGCAGGGTATTGCCGCTGCCATTGCTGCTGTAGTAACCGTGGGCGGAATGAATCCGGTGAATCCGGTTGCCATCCCTGTGGTCACACAGATCAGCATGCCGGAAGTCCCGGCTGCAACGAGGACCGAAATCCCGGTTTTGGCCGCTGCTCCGGAATTGCCCCGGACAGAGAAACAGCCGGACAAAGAAACCACCACTGGGAATAAACCAATAATGTACCTGGATAAATATTGCGAGCAGGTGGTTATTAACATTCAGAATACCGACCAGCGCGGTACCGACGAAATCCGGGAAACTATCCGGGAAACATTAACAGATATATTCGATCCGTATGAAGCATAAGTTTAATATTCCGAACATCGGCGTTTCTCTCCTCACCCGGAAAGGTCTCCCCTTCCCGGGAGCCTTGACAGGGGTACGTCCGGCAGGAACCTATAAAGGGGACGCACAGGAAGATTACGAAGTGGAACCGGAAGCCCCGGAGGTAGAGGAATTTATCCGGGGAACACGGCTGCGGGGGAAAGACAGGTTAGGCCGCTGGTATTTTATGCCCGTGAGCCTGATTTACACGTCTTCCGAAGGAGAAAAGAAAACGATCGAACTGGAGCGGGCGGAAATCAAAACGGTATCGGCAAAGAAAAATATCGTTGAAACACCACTGGTAGGCCGGAAAGGGGCTGTCCGGGAACTGATCAGTTCCGAAGATTTTAAAGTTTCGATCCGGGCAGTCGTGAGGACGGCAAACGGGACCTATCCCGCCGACCGGATCGTAGAGCTGAAGGAACTCTACAACGTAAACGAGGCGGTGGAATTGAAATCGGTACTGACCGACCTGCTTTTCGACGAAAACGACAAAGTCGTAATTACTGAAATGAATTTCCCGGAAACACCCGGTGTCGAAGATGAGCAGGAAGTGACAATTGAATGTACAACAGACAAACCTTTTGAACTAACCCTTGAATGAGTCATGTTTACCCTTAGCAGTGAAATAACGATAGGTGGGAAAAAGTTCGGGGGCGTGCATGACGTCCGGATTAAACGGTCCATTTACGAACTGGCGGCAGCAGCGACGGTGAAAGTTCCGGTGACGGCAGTATTGAAACAATCCGGGAAACCGGTGACGGAGGTAGAAGTGGCAAAGGAAATCAAAGCGGGGGATCCGGTGGAGATCCGTCTGGGATACGACGGGATCCTGAACACGGAGTTTAAGGGGTATGTAAAGCAGCTTAACCTGAAAACACCGCTGGAAATTGTCTGTGAAGATGCTTTTTACCTGTGCCGGAAACAAAGTGTTACCCTATCCGGGAAAACGACGCTGACAGATGTTATCGGGAAATGCGGCCTGACAGCCGGCTACACGGCAAAACTGGCTCTGGAAAGCTTTCAGGTACCGAACAAACCGGTATCGTGGGTACTGGCAAAACTGAAAAAAGATTACGGACTGTCGGTATTTTTCGATCTGGAAGGACGGGTATATGCTGCAGAACCTTTTAAAATGGTCGGCGACACGGTAAAGTACCGCCTGCGGTATAATGTAATCCGGGACGACGATCTGAAGTACCAGTTGGCAGAGGACGTTAAGCTGAAGATAAAGGCGGTGTGTATTTACCGGGACGGGACAAAGGTAGAGGCAAAGATCGGAGCCGAAGACGGAACGGAAAAAACGATGTATTTCTACGATGTAAAGGATCAGGCGGAACTTGCCGCCCTGGCACAGGCAGAACTGAAACGGCACAGTTACGACGGTTACAGCGGGAAAATACAGACCTTCCTGGTACCGTTTGCCGCTCCCGGCATGCTGGCCGAACTGGAAGATGAAGTGTATGCATACCGGAACGGGCGGTATTATATCGAAAGTGTGGAAACGACGTTCGGAACCTCGGGGGCCAGGCGGAGCGTCGAAATCGGACTAAAGGTATGAAAGGAAATGAAGGAATAAGGCGGATGTTCGAGCGGCGTTTACAGGAGGCCGCGGAGACCGTGTTTTACGGGGAAGTATCGGCCGTAAACGAAGGATCCCGGACGTGTACGGTGGTAATGGAGGATATTCCATACGAAAACGTGCTTTTGTATGCTGTGGAGAATACGGAGTTGAAAGGGCAGGTACTGATTCCCCGGATCGGCAGTACAGTACTGGTGGAACGGATTGCAAACGACCGGTATTTCGTGGCGATGTTCTCGGAGGTGGCAAAGGTGCTGCTGACGATTGGGGAGAATACGATAGTGGAGGTATCGGAGGAATGTGTCCGGATCCAATCCGGAGAAAAAACAACGGTCACGGCGGATGCTGAAAAATGCCTGCTACAAGTAGGTGAAAGTGTGGTGAAGGCGACGGAAAAGGGATTGACGTTTATCAAGGGCGGCGCCGGACTGAAAAAAACGCTGGAGGAACTCATCGACGCGATCACGAAGCTGACGGTAACAACGGGTGTAGGCCCGTCAGGGGTACCGATTAACGTGGCGGATTTTATAAAGATTAAACAGGGTTTAAACGATTATCTGGAGGGATAAATATGGCACTGGTAAAAGCAACAATTAAAGGAGGAATAAAAGCGGCGTTTACCGCCGTGATGGATCAGGCGGACGACAAACGGGAGGACGCCCTGGATAAGGTGGCGGATAAAATTGCCGATGTGGTAGTGGACGCGGTTAAGAGCGCAACGATTACCTATACGGCCGGATTGGTAGCTCCGGCAATGGGAGGTCCGGTAACGGGAACATTTCAATGTACAATATCATGATAGATATCACACATACGGAAGGTGGGGACGTCGAGGTTGGAACGGGCGACCTGACCTATACGGAAAGTACGGGGCAGCATAAACGGGATTTACTGCTGGCGGATAAAGGACACTTCAAGGAAAACCCGGACCGGGGCGTGGGTGCTTTTAATTTCCTCGGAGATTCCGATCCGGAAGAGTTTTACAGAATGGTCCGGAAGGAATGCAGTAAGGACGGAATGAAAGTTAAGGATGTAAAACAGTCAGGCGGAGATCTGCTAATCGATGCGGAATATGAAAACGGTAACAGTTAAACCGAACCAGACGGTATTTGATATACTTGTCGAGCAATACGGGACGTGCGAGGCGCTGGCGGAGCTCCTGGAAAATAATCCAAATCTGGAAAATGAACCCGGGGCAGACGGGCGGGCCATACCGGAAGCGGAACGGATTTTCCGGCTCGACCTTCCCCTGAAAGACGGCAGTACGGTACTGATCAGCACGGACAGCCGGCAGATAAAGACATCGGTGATCCGGGAAATCAATACGGAGGTAACAACATTTTCAAACGAATAATATGGCGAGGACAATAAACGAGATACAGACGGGTATTAACACGGCGCTGGAAGCCGGCACTGAGGTAAAACTGTCTACGTCTAAAGTGGCGGAATGGCGGCTTTGGACCTGGATTGTAGCGGCTGCAATACAGGCTTTCGAGGTAATCCTGGATTTGTTTAAAAAAGAGGTGCAGGAAAAAACGGATAAGATCACTCCGGGGACGGTACGCTGGTACGGGGAACAGTGTCTGCGTTTCCAGAACGGACACAAACTCCTTTTCGATAAGAATACGGCAGCCCTGTATTATGCGGAAGATGATCCGGACAGCCGGATTGTAAAGGTTGTG